ACCGGATGGCCGCGCCCGAAAAAAGAAGGTGGTCCCCGCGCACTATCTTTTGTCATCCAATAAGAATCGCGCGTCAAAGCTTAGATAAGCGTTTTTGTCCTTATAAACTTGCTCGCCAAGTAGTTGTCTCACAAAATGTGGGATCCACTCTTGAACGAGTTCCCAGACTCTGTTCACGGTTTTCGTTGTATGCTAGCTATCAAATATTTGCAGGCCATTGAGCAAACCTATGAGCCCAACACTTTGGGCCACGAATTGATCCGTGATCTCATCTCCGTCGTTAGAGCTCGTGATTATGTCGAAGCGACCCGCCGATATAATCATTTCCACGCCCGCCTCGAAGGTGCGTCGGAGACTGAACTTCGACAGCCCTTATACCAGCCGTGCTGTTGTCCCCATTGTCCCAGGCACAAGCAGACGTCGGTCATGGACGTACAGGCCCATGTATCGAAAGCCCAGGACGTACAGAATGTACAGAAGCCCTGACGTTCCAAAGGGTTGTGAAGGCCCATGTAAGGTCCAGTCTTATGAGCAGAGGGATGATGTTAAGCATACTGGTATTGTTCGTTGTGTTAGTGATGTTACGCGTGGTCCGGGAATTACTCATAGGGTTGGCAAGAGGTTCTGTGTTAAGTCCATTTACATTTTAGGGAAAATATGGATGGATGAAAATATCAAGAAGCAGAATCACACTAATCAGGTTATGTTTTTTTTAGTTCGTGATAGAAGGCCTTACGGTGCAGCCCCAATGGATTTTGGGCAGGTGTTTAACATGTTTGATAACGAGCCCAGTACAGCTACGGTGAAGAATGATTTGAGAGACAGGTACCAGGTTTTGCGGAAGTTTCATGCAACTGTTGTAGGTGGTCCCTCTGGGATGAAGGAACAGGCGTTAGTTAAGAGGTTTTTTAGGATTAATAGTCATGTAACTTATAATCATCAGGAAGCAGCTAAGTATGAGAACCATACTGAGAATGCTTTGTTGTTGTATATGGCATGTACTCATGCCTCTAATCCAGTGTATGCTACTCTTAAGATACGGATCTACTTCTATGATTCGGTCGGCAATTAATAAATATTAAATTTTATTTCATGATTCTCGTCGACTTGAAGTGTCTTTAGAATTACATCGTATAATACATGATCAACTGCTCTGATTACATTATTAATTGAAATAACTCCTAATCTATCTAAATATTTAAGAACGTGATTCCTAAATACGCTTAAGAAAAGACCAGTCTGAGGCTGTAAGCTCGTCCAGACCCTGAAGTTGAGAAAACATTTGTGAATCCCCAGTTCCTTCCTCAGGTTGTGGTTGAATCTTATCTGGACTGATATGATGTCGTGGGGCATGTTGAATGGCCGGTTGTCGTGGTCGATAATCTTGAAATATAGGGGATTTTGTATCTCCCAGATAAACACGCCACTCTGTGCTTGAGCTGCAGTGATGAGTTCCCCTGTGCGAGAATCCATGATCGATGCAGTTGATGTGTAGATAGTATGAGCAGCCGCAGTCGAGATCGACTCTTCTACGCCTCACTGCCTTCTTCTTGGCTATTCTGTGCTGGACTTTGATTGGCAGTTGAGTAGAGTGGCTCGTGGAGGGTGACGAATGTTGCATTTTTTAATGCCCAGGCTTTCAGGGGTGCATTTTTATCCTCGTCCAGATATTCTTTATATGAGGATGTCGGGCCTGGATTGCAGAGGAAGATAGTGGGAATTCCGCCTTTAATTTGAATTGGCTTCCCGTACTTTGTATTGCTTTGCCAGTCCCTTTGGGCCCCCATGAATTCTTTAAAGTGCTTCAGATAATGCGGATCTACGTCATCAATGACGTTGTACCACGCATCATTGCTGTACACCTTGGGGCTCAGGTCAAGATGACCGCACAGATAATTGTGAGGTCCTAATGATCTGGCCCACATTGTTTTGCCGGTACGACTATCACCCTCAATTACTATACTATTCGGCCTCCATGGCCGCGCAGCGGCATCCATGACGTTCTCGGAAACCCACTCTTCAAGTTGTTCCGGAACTTGAGTAAAAGAAGAAGATAAAAAAGGAGAAACATAAGGAGCCGGTGGCTCCTGAAAAATCCTATCTAAATTACTATTTAAATTATGAAATTGCAACACAAAATCTTTTGGTGCTAATTCCTTAATGACTCTAAGAGCCTCTGACTTACTGCCTGTGTTAAGAGCTGCGGCGTAAGCGTCATTGGCTGATTGTTGTCCCCCCCTTGCAGATCGTCCATCGATCTGAAATTCTCCCCATTCGAGGGTGTCTCCGTCCTTGTCGATGTAGGACTTGACGTCGGAGCTGGATTTAGCTCCCTGAATGTTCGGATGGAAATGTGCTGACCTGCTTGGGGAAGTAAGGTCGAAGAATCGTTGATTGGTACTATTGTATTTTCCCTCGAATTGAATGAGGGCATGCATATGAGGTTCCCCATTCTCGTGGAGCTCTCTGCAGATTTTGATAAATAGCTTATTTACTGGGGTTTGAAGGGCTCTTATTTGGGAAAGTGCTTCCTCTTTAGTGAGAGAGCATTTGGGATAAGTGAGGAAATAATTTTTGGCTTTGATGCTGAAACGACCGGCTCTCGGCATCTTCTATGTCGTTTATGAATTGGGGGGCACTCAAAGTCTATGGCAATCGGGGGAACTGGGGGGCAATTTATATGGTGCCCCCCAAATGGCATTTCTGTAATAATCCTCATTGTAATTTGAAATTTGAAGTCCCTAAGCGGCCATCCGTATAATATT